TGGTTCAATTTGCAATTTGGCCTTCGCCTTAAAGACTAACACACCCATGTTCTGGATAATTTTTATTCTAGTCCTGTTATTTGCAGGCTGGATAACATATGAAATTCATCGTGCTCCTTATATGGAAGATGAGAATGATACACTATATGACCCAACCACTACATGTTGGGATGAGGAAGACAAAAATCATACAGAAGGAAGCTTTTAAAATAGTAAGTTAATGAACCAACAAAAATTTCCTGAAGACTTTGAGCGGGAACACCTAAAAGATTTTGTATATTTGCAAGAGGAGCAGCAAGAGATAATCAATGAGATTAACAAGGAAGAGCATCGCCTGCCTGCCAAGATAGAAATCATAGGGGATTTACCGCCAAAAAAGAAGGAAGAAAATGAAGTTGAACGTAACACTCTCCCATTTTGAGGAGCTGGTTAAGAAAACCTATTCTCTGGATATGGTGTTCCTTTTAAAGCTTGTAGAAGAAAATGTAGACATCTCTGAATTGTGTAATGACAGTGCAAGGGTGTGTGTATTAGTACAAAGCTTAGTTAGAAAGGGACTCATAACAGAAGAGCATAAGCTCACCTTGCAGGGTGAGGAGATTTTGAGATTTATAGAGACAGAAGGAGAAGCAAAGATTGCAAAGAAGAAGGCCCCTGATACAGACTTTGAAGAGTGGTGGAAAGCCTATCCAGGCACAGACACATTCACTCACAAGGGTATGAAGTTTAGTGGTCATCGTACCCTCAGACAGAATAGAGAAGAGTGTAAACTTAAGTTTGACAAGATACTCTTAGAGGGTGAGTATGTTGCTTCTGATTTGATTTCTGCTCTAAATTATGATGTGCTACAGAAGAAAGAGAACTCTGTAAAACAGCGTTCTAATAAATTAACGTACATGCAGAACAGTCTCACCTATCTTAATCAAAGGAGTTATGAACCTTTCATTGAACTAATTAGAGAGGGTGCAAAGATTGATGAAGCAAACAAACCAATAGGAGGAACAGACATATGAGTTTTGAGCAGTTAAAACAAGAGGTGCAACTGGGCCTGGATGGTAGAAATGGAGGTATTCCCATGGGATTTGACAGGCTGAATAGATACATTGGTATACGCAAGAGTATGTATTTTCTTGTGGGTGGTTTAACAGGCTCTGGTAAGACATCCTTCATAGATGATGCGTTTGTGCTCAATCCATTTGACTGGTATATCAGTCAGAGTGACCCAAAAATCAAATTACGCATCATATATCGTTCAATGGAGCGTACAAGGGTGTATAAGATGGCTAAATGGGTGAGCAGGAAGATATTCCTAGACAATGGAATCATCATTCCTGTTACCAAGCTTTTAGGCTGGACAGACAAAATGACCCATGATGAGCATGACTTATTCCTTATGTATGAAGACTATATGGGAAGAATGGATGAGGTGATTACCATCATCGATGGACCAGAAAACCCTGTAGGTATAGCCAAAGAATTAAAGGCGCATGCTCTACAAAATGGGCGCATTGAGCAGATGGATGAGTATAATAAGCGCTATTTCCCAAATAATGAGCGAGAAATCACCCTTGTTATAATTGACCACATAGGTCTTTTAAAGACTACTAAGGACCAGCCTACAAAGAAACAGGCTATTGACAAGATGAGTGATGAACTGAGATATGCTCGTGACTTCTATGGGTATACGCCTGTTGTTGTTAGTCAGTTCAATCGTGACATCAGCAATCCTATTAGGATAAAGAACGGTGATGTTGAGCCTCAGCTAGAAGACTTTGCAGAGAGTTCACAGACACAGAACGATGCTGATGTTGTATTAGCCCTGTTTGATCCTATGCGATACAAGGTGGCTGACCCTAGTGGGTATGAGCTAGACAAGCTAAAGGACTCATATGGTGGTAAGTATTTTAGAAACCTCAGGTTGATAAAGAACAGCTATGGGGAAGATGATGTGCGCATTGGTCTAGGTTTTCTAGGAGCTATAGGTATGTTCAAAGAGCTACCTAGAAAGAAAGACATGACAGACGCTGATTATGAAGCAGTGGTGAACAAAACCTTTTTCTTAAATAAATAAAACAATATGAATATTAAACTATTTAGCACAGCCCCAAAGAACGATGATGTATTTTGGCAAGTTGTCTTGTTTCCAACCATCACTGTATTGAGAAACAAAGAGTTTAGCGGTGGTTATTATGCTGTTAGTGTGGAGTGGTTATTTTGGTCCTTTACAACTATTATTAATGACAATTAGAGATCAACGACAAAAAGAGTTTGCTAGAGCATGGCTTGATCATGGAAAGTTTGGTATTCTTAATCTATGTCCTAGGTTTGGAAAGATATACACCACCATTAACATTCTACAAGAACTTAAACCTAAGAATGTTTTGATAGCCTATCCAGATAAGAAGATTAAACAGAGCTGGAAGGATGACTTTGCAAAGCGTGGCTATGATGATAGTAATGTCACATACACCACCCATTTGAGCCTCAAAAAGCACCTAGAGGAACAGTTTGATCTAATAGTGATAGATGAGATACATTTGCTTTCTGAAGCCCAAATAGAGGTGGCAAAAGAGATGATTAACAACCATCTAGAGTTTAGTCATCTGTATAATGGAGATGTGCTAGGCTTGACAGGTACACTTTCTAAATGGACAGAGAGTACACTAAAAGAAGAGTTAGACTTGAATGTTATAGCCACCTACACTATTGAACAGGCTATCAAAGATGGTGTTATTGTAGACTATGAAATCACAGTGGTCACTGTCCCTCTTGACAGAAAACGTAAGCAGAAATACAAAACTGGGGAAAGAACAGAAAAACAACAGTTTGATTCTTATGGGTACGTTATAGACAGCCTAGAAAGACAGGGTAAGTCTACCATGTTCCTGAGACTAGCTAGAATGAGAATAATACAGAATAGCATTGCAAAAATGGAAAAGACCAGAGAACTACTTAAAAAGCATAAAGATGAACGTGTGCTTGTGTTCTGTGGTGTTACTAAGATAGCAGATGAGTTAGGCGTACCTAGCTATCACAGTAAGAAGGATGAAAAGGAGATATTTGATAACTTTGTACAAGGAAAGGGTAAACACCTAGCTGTTGTCAAGATTGGTAATACAGGAGTGACATACAAACCGTTGAACCGAGTGATCATTAACTACTTTGATAGTAATGGGGAAAACTTGGCTCAAAAAATTAACAGATGTATGGCTATGGAGTATAGCAATCCAGACAAAAAAGCGTATATTTACATTGTAAGTTCTGATGAATCAGTGGAGCTAAAGTGGCTAAATAAAGCACTTGAATTCTTTGATAAAAAGAAAATCAAATACGTATAACCAAAACACATCTATTATGGAACCTTTTACATGTTCCTATTGTGGAAAAGACACCTCTGGTGTAGATTATGACTATTTATCAGGGTACAATCACCTTTCTTGTGCCCTTGAAGCAGAAATGAAAGAAAAAGGTGAGTATGACACCTGTATAATGTGTGGTGTAGAAACACCATACAAGCGTAATGTACATATTGATTTACGCACAGGATACATTGAAGGTGCTGGACAGCTCTGTAAAGCGTGCTATGACAGAGGCACAGAACGCAGGCAAATTCTCATCCCTGCAGACATAATTTATAACACTCCTAATGATATGGAGCTAGGAGCAAAAGTGAGGCTAATTTATAATCAACAACAATAAACACAATCATGGCAAGCAAACTCATCGGGATTGTGGGTGCTACAGGTACAGGTAAATCTACCGCTATTAAGCACCTAGACCCCAAAACAACGTACATTATTAACGTAGCAAAGAAAGAACTACCATTCAAAGGCTCAGAGAAACTGTACAACAAAGAAAACAGAAACTACAAAGAAGTGTCTAAAGCACCAGAAATCACTGCGCTGCTAAAGACTATTTCAGATGAAGCTCCTCACATCAAAACTATTGTGATTGAGGACAGCAATTACATCATGGGTTTTAACATTGTATCTAAAGCAACAGAGGTGGGTTACACCAAGTTTAGTATAATGGCTAGAGACATGGTGGAGCTTTTACAGAAGGCTAGAGAACTAAGACCTGACCTCACCATCTTTTACATCAGCCATCCAGAAACTATTGAGGATGCTGGAGAGATTGTAG